AACGCATGGACATGGGCAGGCACAGGCATGGTCTTGATTACCCTCTCAGGCCCAACACTGCGACAGGCATCCCTCATAACCGGAATAGTCGTTTTGGTACACTCATCACTAACCCTCTCCAAGAAAGACTGAACATGGCAAAGCTTCAAAACATCATCTTCCGTATCTTCGCACTATTCGGATCAAGCGCATTGGCCGCTGTTGCTGGTGGTGCAATCATTGGTGTTCAGTTGTGGAAGTCGGCAGCACTCGCTGGCATCATGGCTTGCGCCCAGGTGATCGAGAAGTTGTTGCGTTTCAGCGTTGACGGTTCACTCACCAAAGAAGAAATCGAGATCGCGTTCTCAGGCGCAGCAGCACCTAAGACAAAGGCTGAGTAGTGCCAAAACCGAACTGGCCTGTCAAACCTATCCGCTGGTGTGAACATCTTAAAGGCAAGAAACCTTCTGAGATTACACCAGCTATGGTCGCCCCCATCACGGTTGGAGGCAAGTTGGAGAAGTGTGCTGCGGCAGCGTGGGAAGAAATGGTTGCAGCAGCGAAAGCAGAAGGCATCGTCCTAAAGCCAACTTCAGCCGGTGACACGCTCCGCTCAATCGCCCAACAAACCGCAGGCTTTATATCGCGTTATCAGAAGGAACCTATTGCTGGTGCATCCACAAAGAAGTGGAACAACGAAACCTGGTATCTCAAAAAAGGTATGGCTATGTTGGCTACACCGTATGATGATCCAGCGAACGACAAAGCGCGTGGCTCACGCCACCTTTACGGTATTGCGGTCGATGTGGCGAACGCTAACGGCAAGGTTCTTACTTGGCTACTGGAGAATGAAGTTAAGTTTGGGTTCTCGCACGAAGTTCTAGGTGACTCTAACGGTAAAGGCGCAGAGCCGTGGCACATCCGTTTCGTAGGGAAGCCTGCTTGATGTGGATAGTGGGATCGCTCTCGTTCTTGCTGCTGCTGTTACTGGTGCTTTTGGTCTGCTAACCGTAGTCATCCAGCGTTTCAAAGCAGAGAACCGTAAAGACCATGACACCGTTATGGCTATGTTGCGTTTGATGCGACGCGCCCAAGACCGTACTGAGGACAAGGTGGATAAGGTTTCTGATCGGTTGACGGAACACATCACCAAGCACTAAGGTGAAGCACCCAAAGAAAGGTGCTTGCAAATGGCAAAAGGATTAACTACCGTTGAGTTAACTTTGGTGCGTGACTGTCTCCTGAAATCTAATCCTGGGAGGGATCAAGCTGACGCGCTGTGGGAAGTTATCGAGAAGATAAACAAACTCATAGAGGGAGCAAGAGTTGAGCAAGCCCGTAAAGCAAAGTCTGCTAAATGAAATACGATCTGAAACGTCAACACCGTCAGGCCGTTATCCCCGCATCTGCCGTGTACTGGACGGAATGGATGAAGCAGATCGCAAAGAACTTATCGAAGCGTTAGACGATTACACGATAACCGCACCAACAATTAGCAAGGTATTGCAGAGGCGTGGCATAGACTTAGATGCAGCGTCAATCAACAAGTATCGTCGAGGAGAGTTCGCTCATGTCATTAAAGGATGAGTTAGAACAGGAATCACAACCGCCTGAGAACCAGCGAGCATGGGCAGAAGTAACACCCGATGGTGGCGAGATATCCACAGGTGTATTGCCTACACCAATCACATCAGACTGGACAGCAATACTTGTCGGGTTCGGTTTAGACCCAACGGTGTTTGAAGTTGTTGATGACACAGTACGAATGTCTAAGTGGCAAACCTCTAAGCGTTTAGAGAACGGTGATCGAGACATCGCATGGTTGTACTCGTATCGTGCGAGGTTTCGTCGCAAAGCAAACAGGGTGCTACCTGATGAAGATATTGAGGCGTTACGACAGAAGGTTTCCAAATGGAAGCAACCTAAACGCCCTGCTAACAAACCATCTGATGAGCCACCATCCACGTTCGTAATCAACTGGGCTGACCTGCAACTAGGTAAATCTGCTGGCGGTGGTGTTGAAGCAACCGTCGAACGGGTGTTGGAATCGTTGGAGAAAACTGTTCAGCAACTCCATGACCTTCGCCGTAAAGGTAGGAACATTGAGGGTGCTGCATTGGTGAACATGGGTGATCCGTTTGAGGGTTGCGATGGGAACTATGCGAGCCAGCTCTTTACCGTGGAACTCACCCAACGTGAACAGTTGCTACTTGGTGCGGACTTGTTCGCTAAAGGGATCAGCACTATCGCGTCACTTGTTGATGTGTTGGATGTTGTTGGTGTGTTGTGTAACCACGGGGAGTGGACACGCCGTAACGGGAAAGCCGTAACATCAGATTCAGATAACGCTGGCGGGTTCCTGATGGATGTCCTGTATCGAATTCTTGATACTCAGATACCGAACCTTGAATGGACTATCCCACACGATGAGATGGTCACAACCAAAGTGTTATCCGATGTCAAGTTGGCGTTCGCTCACGGACACAAGATCACCGGCAACGAAGTCGAATGGTTGAACGCACAGTCAATAATGATTCTGCGTGAACAAGGACGCGAACCTGACCTGTGGATCACCGCCCACAAACATCATTTGCAAGTCACCGATCATGGTGCATACACCCGTATCCAATGCCCGTCAATGGACGGTGGATCAAAATGGTTCGCAGACTCTAAAGGTATTTGGTCAACACCAGGCACACTCACCCTGCTCGTTGGCCGCCACGACAAACGCAACTGGTCAGACCTAGAGGTTTTATAAACAACAAAGGAGAAACAAAAATGAAGGAATATGTGAAAGGATTTGTCGAGAAGGCAGGTCACAGATGGGATGAACACTCACAAGAAATGATGAAAGTTCTTGTAAGTGATGACGCGCAGCGCGAAGGTTTAACCGTGTTACGCACAGAGTTCCACCACTCGGATAGCATCGATTACACAACAGGATGGGCTGTCGCAATCTGCGAGAAACCCAATGACTGACGCACGTTTATGTTTATGCGTATATCGTGGGGTGATCCCCCGCAACCCTGACTGTGGAGAAAAACCCGATGACTTTGATGAGTAGAACCGTCGTCCATATCCGTTGGGCTGACACCCACCTCTCCGAAGGTGGCTGGCTCGATATGCCGTCATACGAAGATGATGGTGAATGTCTCGTAGACACCGTAGGCTTCCTTGTACCAGTTGGGGAACCAGGTTCCAAAGCAGATCATGTCACCGTATGGCAAACGATTTGCAAAGAGGAAGGCATCCACGCTATACATATTCCCGTAGCGATGGTGCGCGACATGAAAGCGATTGACTTGACATTAACCGTGTAACACCCCTAGATTAAAAATACCTGCACAAACCATAGGAGGAAAAATGCAGAACTTATCAGTAATCCCTAAGCCAACACACGGCAGCCAAGAATGGCTGAACCTACGTTGGGCAAACGAAAAAGGTGAACGACGAATCACCGCATCAGTAGCAGCAGCGATCCACGGTGAACACAAATACACCACACCAGCTGACCTTGCTGTTGAACTTTTGGCAGACACACCCCCTGTACCAAAAGAACAAAACGATGCGATGCGTCGAGGCACAATCCTTGAAGGCCCACTCATGGGTTGGGCAAGTGAAATCCTCGGTGACTTCATCGTGGAACCATCAGAGTTGTACTGCTACGAAGAAGCAGGTGTGCGCCTTATGTCCACAATGGACGGACGTTCAACTGTCACCGGCAAGTTTTATGAACTCAAAACATATAACAAGCGTTGGACGGGACAACTTTCCCGAACCTGGTACTGGCAAGGAGTTCAACAAGCGATATGTACAGGTAGTCACGAAATCCACTGGATTATTTTTGACAGCGACCTGCAACTTCAGTTCCATACACAAACCGTGACCAGTGACGAGAAACAACTCCACATTGAGGCAGCCCGCAAATTCTTGGGGTTCATCGACATGGGCATGATGCCTGACATAGCTGATCCCACCTATGACAACGCCGCTTCGCTCTACCCCGAAGGTTATGGAAACACGGTCGTATTGGGGCATGAGGTTTATGCGAGTTTAGAGCGTTTAGCGCAGGCACGTGAACAGAAGAAGCAGGCTGAAGCAGTTGAGGAACTCATCAAGGGTGAGTTGGCGATGCTGTTGCAGGACGCAGAGTATGGTGCGATTGACGGAACCCAGGTCGTATCGTGGAAGAACAGCAAACGCACATCGTTCGATACGAAGAAGTTTGAGGCAGAACACCCGGCACTCGCAGAAAAGTTTAAGAAAACATCAACCTTCCGCACTATGCGGATCATCGCTAAGGAGGCGAAGTAATGAAACTAGAAGAAATCATCAGCAAATATGGCGTACCTGATCCGAAGATCGTAGGCAAACTACCGAAGGGTGGGATGCAACTTGACTTCGTAGGTCACGCTGACGTAACCAAAATGCTTATCGAGATTGACCCTGAGTGGACATGGGAACCAACCGCGTTTGATGCGAACGGTCTACCGGCTTACCGTGTTGAGAACGGCATGGCACACATGGCAGGCTGGCTTACCATCCTCGGTGTACGCCGCTTGGGTATCGGCTCGGTCATGCACAACAAACCTGACCTGCTCAAAGAGTTGATCTCAGACTTTATTCGTAACGCCAGTATGCGCTTCGGTGTTTGCCTGTCGTTGTGGACTAAGCAAGAGTGGGACGATGTTTCATACACCTCATCTACACCTGCACCTAAGCCTGCGCCAGTGGCAAAGGTTGAACCAGCCAAGCCAAGCGATCCGCTGGTGTCAATGGACAACATCAAGCGATTCGTCGAGGCTTGCAAGACAGCAGGACTAAACCATGAACACGTTGCCAAGACAGCCAAGCTTGACCTAGCAGACCTGAAAGAATCACAGATGCCTGCGTTGCGTGAAGCGTTCGCCAAAGCAAAAGAGTTGGCAGCACAGTTCAACGACACCGAACCTGAAGTGATGGACGACTTCAACCCCAACTTCAAGAACACCGAAGAAGCAGTAGCAGCGGTAATCAATATGTTCTCTGCTGAGGAAGTGATCGCAGAATCCAAAGCGAACCATCCTGCTAACGGCTCACCGCAGATCAAGGAACCTGGCGCACCGGCAACAACGAAACAGATCGGTATGTTCAGGGCTTTGGCATCAGGCAAGGGCATCGCAACTAAAGCGGAACAACTATCTATGGCATCAGACTCAACGGGTCGTGTCATCGAATCGTTGGAAGCCCTGACCAAGTCAGAGATTTCTGAACTCATCACCATCCTGAAGGCGTAATGCCAGTCGAACAAAACAGGAAGGATTACTGTGAGGGAAACAGAGACAAATGTACGGTTGACGGATGCCCCAAGTTCGGAACTTTGGGACGTGAAGCTCGTGACGGTAAGCGACGGGTCAAAGGATGTAACGATCCTGTTGCTCGCGGAAAGCGGTCACGAACTAAAGGTGATAGCAAAGCTCGACGTGCTAGGAAGAAGTTGGGTCTTAGTGCGACAGGTAATGCAGGCACTCGCCATGAAGAACATTGGGGTGGCTTCTTTCGTGTCGAAGTCAAAGCCGGTGCGCAGGTGGGTCCGATCGCTACTCGTTTCAACCAGGCTCGTTTACAATCTGAAGCATCGAAGTCGTTGGGTGACATACGACCTTTCGCGATGATTGCTATGCCTGATGGAAGTAGTGACGGTATCGTGTTGATGACATTGGATGAGTTCGCGGAGCTAGTTTCCCTTATCTCATAAGCATTAGGTTAACTTTTGCTAAACTTGGAGGACCGATGAGATCAGTTATACGGCTATTTGCCGTTTCTCTAGTAGGGATTATTGCCTTCGGCAGCATGGTTAAAGCTGCTGAAGCCCCTGCCAACCCTGCGAACCCGTCAGTAACGCCTCTCTCGGAGGCTTACAGAGCGTCTGACAAGGTTCTGATACTGCCTGTTGAGGTGGTTCCTGAGGGTGTTCCGGCAGACAAAACGAAGCGTTGCCCCCAATGGGAAGATGAGTTCGCAGAGTTCGGGCTACCCGTTCAAGCGTTCTCGTACATCGCATATAGGGAAAGCCGATGCAACCCGCTAGCTCACAACAAAACCCTGAACCGTAACGGGTCACAAGACAGGGGCTTGGTCCAAGTGAACTCCAGTTGGGTCACGGTTACAGCAAAAGAATGTGCTTCACAAAGAGGCGATCTGTCGGTACTGTTTAACGTACGGTGCAACCTTGCGGTAGCCCGATACTTGTACAGGAACGGCGGGCTAAGGCATTGGAATCTATAGACGAATATCAAGACGACAACGAGGGAGAAGAAATGTCGGCAGCCGAAGATTATTACAGCCTGGTCAATAAACAGTTTGCTTTTGTGGAGGATGCAGCGTGTCGAGGAGCAGGCCCAGACCTGTTCTTCCTAAACGAAGATGAAAAAGGTGCGAACCATATCAAGCTTGCCGAAGCACGAACGATTTGCTTTAGTTGCAAAGTAAAAAAAGAATGTCTTGACTTTGCTATGGACAACAACATAAAGTCAGGTATCTGGGCAGGAACAACACCACTACAGAGGAAGGCGTTACGACGTGAGTATAGAAACACCAATCGAGTTTGAGTTAGAGCAATACAAGGATCGTGTTGATGCGATGCAGATGGCGAACGAACTGTTGCGTGAGGAACGTGACCGTTACAAAGACGCAGCTGATTCACTTCACACAGAACTGGACGCTTGTCGAGCCACGCTTAAGCAAGCGGAGTCGGTGATCTCCAGGTTGCGAACCCATATCGCGCAAGGTGTGGAGTTGTGACACCAGCGTTAATTGAGTTGTTCGTTGATCGTTTATGCGGGATGTATCCGACAACGAATATCGCACGCAACACGGTGAAGAACGCCTGGGTGAAAGATGAGATGCTGCTCGACGCTTCCGAAGATGACGCGAAAACCGTACTCAAAATGGCTGAATCATTAGGCCACTACCCAAACCAGTATGAAGTGAAATCGTTATTCCAAAAGGTGATGGGTGTACGTCAGGCAGAGGTGGGTTGTGATGAGTGTGATAGCACCGGATTTATTTATACCGATCCCGATTTTGAGAACGACTCAATCAAAACCCGTTACGTCAAATCATGTAAGTGCCGGAGCTTCTGATGAAGGGTGAACATTGGTCTTGCCCACGCTGCCAACAGCGCATGATTATTCACGTCACGGTCAAAGAACCGCCGACGTGTGGCAACAAACATAAACCGATAGAAATGGTGAGGGTGAAATGAGCTTCGACGAATGGATCAAATTTGGTTACGACATGGGTTATTGCAGCCCACCAGTCTGCTCTCAGCATGACGGACCACCAACAACCGCGCTAGAGGACGAGATATGGGATCAAGGCGACGAAACGTGCCTTCATGTTGTCAGGTTGTATAACACGCTCGAAGAAAAGAAAAGCGTCGAAGCAAACTATTCCCCCGCAACATGGAGAGCAACCGAACTCGGTTGGATATAAAATAAAAGGGACCGCCTCAACCTCCCAGGGGTGGGAAGGGAGGCGATCCCAATGGTGGCAACACGGTCACGGGTAGGTACCCCGCAAGCGTTTAGTTGTTGCCTTACCTCTAACGAACCTTCACCACCTCAACCTTGCCTTTGCCGGTGATATGGCCAGGATCGTCTAAACCGCAACCAACGATAGCGGCGTGAGCCGACTGCGCGTTAGCGAAATAATAAATGTATTCAGGAACGTTAGTGAACGTGACCCCCTGCCAACGGTACGGTCCGGCCCATATCATGCCGTCGTCACGTTCGACCACGAACCGAGATGGAGATACCGGCCTGGCTAATAGCTCACTCAGCGATACCTGCCTCATGTTGTGCCACTTACGTCTAACCCACCTCATGAGATACCGGCCAACACTTGTATTCCTTCTGCCGTGATATGGCACACTTGTTGCTCGACACCGGCACTGGAGATGCGTGTCTTGCCGTTCGGCTTGATATATCCGGCCTGGCGTAGCTCGGAACAGCGTTTCCAATAGCAACACTTCGGGAGCAACGCGAGGCCGCTTGCGCGACCCGCCTCCTCGTCAGTGAGATACTGCTCCCTAAAGTACGTGGCTAATAGTTTGGCGCGTTGCGATCCGGCGCGAACCGTCATAGCTTTAGCCCCTCCAGTCGAGGTTGCTCCGTCGTTGCGGCGTACACCTAGCCAACCGTTAGCGTGACCGATAGCGGCCCAATCGTCGTAGTTCACTGAACCTCCTCCAATTCCTCGATCAGTATGTCGTCGAGATCAAAATAACCGTCGTCTAGTTCGTCCTGCACTACACGCAGTACCGCGTCGTAGTTGTCAAGTAAGTAAGAATTGACCTCGAAGCCGTTGCTCAACCAAATAGTCCACCGCTTACTCATTGTGCCTCCTCACACTCAACCTCAACGTCAATGAACACGTCGGTATCGTGTATGCCTAGTTGCTGCACTATCTGCTCCAGGCCCATACGTTCAGCCTGCTCCTCATTATCGGCGTACACGAACGTATTTACTACGCATAGGTTGGATACCGCCGTTACACGGTGCATTAGTGAACTCATGCCGTTACCTCCGTTGGGAACTCCAATTCAGTGACACCAAGCTCACTAATCACATTTAGCGGGTGATAAGCGTCAGTAGGATCATCACCCCATGAGTACCCACCCGATACGACATAATCCTTGCCGTCGATATGAAAAATACAAGTAGCCCGTCGCTCCTCATACACCCAGTCAAGATCAGAGATAGCTTTAGCGACATAATCCGTGTCGTCGTCGTAGTCGATCTCCTCACCATAGTTATATGCTGCACCGATCACGTCGTTGCTAAGTGTTCGTATCCTTGCCTCCGCAACATGGCGATCAACGTGCCAGGCACAAATTGCTACCGTCATATCAGCACCCATTAGCGGCCTGCCTTTAGATCGAGGGAGATAGCGAACAAAATAGCGTCGATATCCTCCGCACTATGATCCCCGAACCGATCACACACCTCACTCCAAGTGTCGTCGTCCATTGGTCCGAAGTGTGTCGCCACGTCCTCCCGAACCCAATAAGAGATAGCGATCTCCTCATTGGGATCACGTCCCTGTAGGTCCTGTAGTAATTGTTGTATTTGCATATTCTCAACCCCTCCCAGAGTTGTGTGTTACCTCACGTTGAGGTAGTCCCCGTTGCGGATCGAACCGCCACGCCCAACGGCGACGGGGGAGCGATCAGTAATCGCTGCTAGTTTCTTGTTGGTATTCCAACGGCCCAACGGACGTGCCTTTACTAGCGATATAGTCCTCGCCGTAGCTACCCCGTTCGCTATCGGTCATGCACTCCCACGCGTCGTTATCCTCCGCACTCCATTCCGTAGTGTCGATCAGAACTAACGTCCTAGCGTCGCCGTACGTGCCGCTATCAGTGTCAAGCCATAACGTGCCAGGATAATAGTCATTCATGGGATCATGGAATTGTGGCAGTACCTTGATCCACTCATTGAGTGTTCTAGCGTCGCTGCTCATGCCGTCACCTCCAATTTGGGGACGATATTACGGATCGCGGTAGCAATATGCGCGTCGTTATATCCACGCAATTCTTCATACGTGATATACCCGTAACTAACGGCCGCCCAAAATAGGTCATGCGCGTAACGCACGTTGATATCCTTGACCGTGTTAGCGCGGGCTATTTTGCGCTCCCGATATTGCTCCCGTAGTGCTGGAGTGTCAAGCGGAGACACCGCCGCCCTCCACTTATCCACCTTTACTTTATCTATTTTCATAATATGACCCCTCCCAGGATCAGTAACCTCGACACCTTGCCGAGATAGCTCCCGCGCCCGTCGTGAACGGGCCGCCGCCAATGCGGAACGGGATACCTACTACAGCTCGATACGCCTCCAAATATCTATGACGCGGCCAATAATGTCAAGACATTCCCCGTCACTGAATAACCCGCCGTCGCTATTTAGTACGTCCTGGATTATCTCCAATGCCCGCCCGTCCAACCCCTCGCCGTTACTGATCCCGTTGCTAAGTACTCCCGTGATCGCCTCGACAATGGCCTTACTTGACGCGCTCGCGAGCTTGTCAATATCTAACGCGCAAAATTGTGTACCCATACACTCCCCTTTATTGTGTCTAGTCACCGTAACTAGATCGCGCCCGCCGTCGCCATGAACGACGCGCCCCCTACGGGGAACGGGCTACCTACTACCAACCGCGTCGCGTAATCTGATCCCGTCGCCGTTGCACTATCTCGCGGGTATGCGCGGCACGTTGCTCCGCCGTTGGCCTACCGT